CGGAAGCCCTTGCGCTCGACTGGATCGCGCATGGTTATGCGCAGGCTGTGGATCGGGCGGGGCGGGCCACGCCTGCCACGTCAAATCCGGTGCTGGATGGCATGCTCGACGTGTCGCCATCCAGGGCACGCCGCGCCAAGGGGTAAGCCATGCCTATCCTGACGCGCACAGAGTTGGAAACCCGCCTTGGTGCCGAGACGGTCAAGCAACTGACCGACCTCGAAAACCTGGGCGCTGCCAATGCTGCGCGCGTCGATGCTGCGCTTGCTGACTCTGAGGCGGAGGTCATGGGCTATGTGCGAGCGGCGACCTCGGAGGCCATTCCAGATCCAGCCCCGGACACGCTCAAGCGCTTGGTCGCTATCGTGGCGCACTACAACCTGTGGCAGCGGCAGTGCAAGGAAGATAGCCCCGTCTACATAGCATATCGCGACGCTGTGCGTGAGTTGAGGGACATTGCGACCGGGAAGGTCATGCTGTTCGGCTCTGCCACCGGCGCAGCCGTTCCGCGTGGTGCGGCAGCATGGGCGCCCGGGCGGCAGATGACTGACGCAACGCTTGCCAGGATGTTGGCATTCCAGCCAGGAGGTTGCAATGTTGACAATCACTGTTGACGATGCACAAGTCATGGCGGCACTTGAAAAGCTGCGCGCCCGTGCGTCTGACATGACACCGGTCATGACCGACATCGGCGAAGAACTCGTGTCGCGCATCCTCGACAGCTTCGAGCGCGAGGCGTCGCCTTATGGCGAAAAGTGGGCGCCGCTCAAACCCGCGACCATTCTTGGCCGTGCGCGTCGATTCAAGACCAAAAAGGCAAAGCAGGCCGCCGTTGACAACCCGCGCATCCTGCAAGACACAGGGTATCTGCGCTCCAGCATCGAAATCCAGAGCGTAGGCAGCGACCATGTGACCGTCTGGTCACGCGCTGAATACGCCGCCGTGCACCAGTTCGGCAGCACGCGCAAGAACATCCCGGCGCGCCCGTTCTTCCCTGTCAGTGAGGACCGCGCTGACCTTCCTCCAGACTGGCAGCGTGCCATCGTGAACCAAATCAAGCTGCACATGGAGACATGACCCATGCTGGAACTTGAGCCGCTCATCCGCCAACGCCTCATCGACACCGTGCCCGCGCTCGCCGGGGTGCACGGCGCGGTGTCTCTCGGGGTCGAGGATGTGAGCGGGAAGAAACTGCCTGCCGCCTTCGTGGTCAGCGACGGGCACAAGGTGCTGGAAGTGACGGCGCAGGGCAAGACAGCACGCCTCGCCAGCCGATGGCTGGTTGTGGTTGCGGTGCGCAATGTGCTGCAGGCCGCCCAGGGCGAGGCCGCTCGGGCGGACGCAGCCGATTTGGTGCGGGCCTGCCTGAAATCACTCATGGGCTGGCAGCCCGTGCCCGGCTACCAGACCATGCAGCCCGTCACTCCACCAGCGCCGGTCTATGATAGCGGGATGCTACTCTACCCGCTGGCCTTCGAGATCGGCGAAGTCATCCAGGCAATCGCATCGTGATCGTGACCTTGCTCAAACCGCATACCGACGCCGGGACTGATTACGCGCCTGGCGAACTGCTCGACGTGGACGAATCAACTGCGCAGTGGCTGATCGAACTCGGCGTGGCCGAAGCCGCACCGGAACCCGAACCCAAGAAACCAACCCGTAAAGGAGATTGAACATGGCGTATTTTTCTGGACAAGGCCGCGTCTACATCGGCCAACGCGACAGCAACGGCAACCCGCTCGCGCTGCGCTGGCTCGGCAACGTGCCCGATCTGAAGATTTCGCTCAAGACCGAGACGCTTGAGCATAAAGAGGCTTACAGCGGCCAGCGCTTCACCGACCTGCAACTCATCAAAAGCAAGGACGGTGAATTCTCCACCACGGTGGAGGATTTCAGCCTGGAAAACCTCGAACTGACACTCTACGGGCAAACCAGCGCGGTCGCGGCTGGCACCGTCACGAACGAGGCCCTGCCGACTGGCGCGGTCGCAGGCGGTATCTATCTGCTGGCGAACCAGTTCGTGTCTGCCGTGACGGTGAAGGACTCGAACGGCGCCCCCGCCACGCTGGCCGCGGGCACCGACTACAAGGTGCACGCCGAGCAGGGCGCAATCGAGCTGCTCAATGTGACCGGCTTCACCCAGCCGTTCAAGGTTGACTACAGCTATGGCGCGGCCAAGCGCCTGGCGATGTTCAAGACCGCGCAGCCGGAGGTGTGGCTGCGCTTCGATGGACTCAACACCGCTGATTCCAACAAGCGGGTAATCGTTGACCTCTACCGCGTGGTGCTCAACCCGACCAAGGACTTCTCGCTGATCGGCAACGACCTTCAGAAGTTCGACCTCTCGGGCCGGGTGTTGGCCGATCTCAGCAAGTCGGACACCGGCCCTCTCGGACTGTTTGGCCGGGTGATCCAGGCGAGCGCGTAACGGCTGCGCAGCGGCCTTCAGGTGCAGACGCCGCCGCAGCCCAAGGCGGCGTTTGCGCTTCGACGCATCGATTTGACAAGAGCCAGACCCCATGAGCGACGGGAAAGTAGAGCTTGAGCTTCGGATGGCGACGCAGCAGTTCGCGGCTGCGTTGGAAAAAGCCGTCTCCGACCTCAAGGCAAAGACCGGAGAGATCAAGGCCGAAGGGGAGCAGACCGGGCAGGCGCTTGACCAAGCCTTCCGCGTGCTTGGCATCAAGGGCGTTAAGGCGGTTGAAGAAGAGATCAAGCAGCTACAGACCGCGCTCCAGACCGTGCGCGAGTCTGCGGATGTGCTGCCTGCGGACAAGGCCGCAGCGGTCGCAGCGTTCAATGCACGCTTGGCAGAACTGCGCGGCTCTGCATCTGGTGCAGCGCCTGCGGTGCAGGCCGTGGGCCGGGAAACCACATCAGCCGCAGAGTCAATGGCGGAGGCCGCATCGAAGGCAGCCGCATGGGTCTCCGCAATTGCCGGCATCGGTGCCGCGCTCGACGTGGGCAAAAAGGTTGTCGAGACGGGCAGCGAGTTCCAGACCCTAGGGGTTCGCCTCGAAAACCTGCTCGGCAGCACGCAGAAGGCGGCCGAAGCCTTCGACATGATCAAGCGGCTCGCAATCACCACGCCGTTCGAGGTGACAGCGCTGACCGAGAGCTTCGTCAAGCTCACCGCCTTCGGCATGCAGCCGACCGAGGCGCAGATGCGCGCGCTCTCCGATGTGGCCTCTAACCTCGGCGGCGGAACCGAGTCCCTATCGCGCGTGACGCTTGCGCTCGGCCAAGCCTGGACCAAGACCAAGCTCGAGGGCCAAGAAATCCTTCAACTCGCAGAGGCTGGCGTTCCCGTGTGGGACGCGCTGGCGAATGCCACCGGGCGCAGCGTGCCTGAGCTTCAGAAGATGAGCGAGGCAGGGCTGCTGGGCCGCGATGTCATCTCCAAGCTGATCGATGAGCTTGGCCGCATGAACGCTGGCGCATCGGACAAACTGATGCGCACCTATGCGGGCGCGGTGAGCAACGCCAAGGATGCCCTCGCCGAGTTCTTCGACATGGTGTCGCGCTCGGGCGTGCTCGACTTCCTGACCGCGAAGGTTCAGGAACTGCTGGTAGAGTTCGACCGTCTGAAGCAGTCTGGCGAGCTACAGGCCAAGGCCAAGGCCATCGCAGATACCTTCGTGCAGATCGCCACCGGCGTCGAGAGCGCTGTGAAGGTCGCGGTGCAGCTTGGCCCCGTTTTGCTTAAGATCGTCGAGGTGGCAACGGCTCTCAAAGCCGTGAGCATTGCCAGCACGGTCTATGAGGCAACGGCGGCGATGGTTGGCCTGCGCGGTGCCGCGACCGGCGCTGCGGCTGCCATAACAGCCACAGCAGCTGAGACGCAGGTGGCAGCGGCAGGAATGGCGACCGCAGCTACGCAGGCCACGGCGCTCACAACCATCCTGCGCACGCTGCGCATGGTGTCTGGCGTTGGACTGGCAATCGGCGTTGCCGAGCTGGTGGGCGAGTTCTTCCGCGCGAAGTCAGCCGCCGAAGCAGGCGACCGGGCTGTCGCTGCCATGCTCGCTGAAAAGCCCAACACCGGGGCCAAGCGGCAGACCGAAGAGCAAAAGAAGGCTGCAGAGGAAGCGGCCAAGGCCGCAGTCATGGCCGAGGGTGCAACACGCGACCTGGTGAAGTCCTTCGACCGCGCGCGCGAGTCTGGCGAGTCGGTGGCCGATGCGCTCAAGAAAGTTCAGCAGGGCTTGGACTTCAGCAGCGACGGTCGGCTTGCCAACAGCACCAAGGCGCTTCAGCAATTGCTCGATCAGGGCAAGATCAGCGCCGAGCAATTCCGCGAATCCTGGAAAGTAGCTCTCAAAGACGTTGACCTCGCAGAGTTCGCCGTGCGCG